GTCCAGATCGAAGCGCCAGCCGAGATAGCCGGTGACTGCGACCCGCAGGAAGGAACTGGTGGCCAGGCTCATCGCTGAAGTTCCTCGCAGTCCATCACGAGCCAGGCGCCGCGCTCTTGGAGGTTGTAGGCACGCCGCACCCGAAAGCGCCGCGACCCTTCACTGACCTCGTGGTCGCTGGTCACCCCGTCGATGTAGCGCACCCGGATGGTGTGCGTGATCTCGGCCCCGATCTGGCGCGAGCCGATCCAGGTGCCACCCTTTACCGGCTGGATATCAGCCCAACGCGGCGCAGGGTCGACGAAGATCGACTCAAGGCTCGTGAAGCTGTCTGGCACATCCTGGCGCAGAGCCACGGTAATGCGGTGACGCAGCGGGCCTAGTCTCATGGCGTACTCGGGATCACGTAAGGTGAGAGCAGATATTCCACGCCCATCGGCAGCTCATTCACGATGGTGCCGATGACTACGGCCTCGCGGTTCTGATCCAGGCTGCCGACTAGCAGCAGGATCGCCGAGACGATATCCGCAGGAACCGCTGCGGCCTCGCCGTACCCGGCAGTGAACTCGATGCGCACGGCCATCGGTCGGCCACTGGTGGCAGGCCAGGACTTTTGCCAGGCCGGCTGTACCTTCCCGACCAGGCCGGTGGGGTCAACCACGTAATCCGAAGCAGGCAGGGTCTGTTCGGCGTCGGCACTGTCGAAGTACTTGATGGCCTCGACGGACTTAAGCGGCGGCAGCGGGATCTTGATCGGCTGATTTCCACCAGGGAACCGATCCAGCGTCAGCGCCCAGCGCTGCGTGATGAACGCCCGGTTGGTGAGGCGCTCAGCATTGCTGGTGGCTGCCTTTACCAGGCGCTCGATGGTCACGTTCTCCGCATCCCCATCGATACGCAGGTGCAGCTTGGCGTCTTCAACCGAAACAGGCGCCCCTGCAGGCGCCTGCAACTGAAGCAACCCCATCGTCAGGCCTGGTCGTTATCTTCGGCCGCGCCATGCGCAACGACTTGAGCACCCAACTCGTTCAGGCAGTAATCGACCGCAGCCTTGCTGGGGTCGATCACGCCCTGGTCTTTCAGGATGGACAGCATGGCAGTGGGGAACTCCACCACCTGGTTCGGCACATAATCCACACCGTCGAGCTTGACGGCCGAGATGATGCGGCACGGCGTTTTCTTAGCAGCAGCCATGGGCTTTCACTCCAGATATTGAAAAGGCGCGGCCTTGCGACCGCGCAGTGACGACCGGATCAGGTGGCCGAGTGCTGGTAGTACTTCACCGCACCGGCGTCGGTGAGGTTGCCACCGGAGCGGCAGAAGGCCAGGAAGCCGACCTGGCCCTTGGAGGCGAAGGCCGAGTCGTCGAAGCGCATCAGGCTGACGTTGAGCGCGTCGCGGATCATGTACTTGCTCAGGTCACCGTAGATGATCGACTTGGCGTTGGCAGCCGGAGCCGCCATGTCGTTGTTGATCGCGACTTCCTGACCCAGCAGCAGGTCCGGTGCGCCGGCAGTAATGCCTGCCTCGTAACCCGGGGTCCAGATCGGGCGGCCGGCGGTGTCCTTCAGCTTGCGCAGTACCTTGCGCAGAGCCTGAGCGAACATGAACTTGCAGTTGGTCGCCTGGTAGGCCGCGTCCACCGACTCCAGCAGATCGACCAGATCGTCGTAGATGACGGTCAGGGTCTGGCCGGTCTGGCCCACCTTGCCCGCACTGGCTGCGGTGACGATGCCACGCGGCTGGCCAGTGCCGGTACCGGTGGTGAAGTGCTGGTTGGTGATACGGCCGATGCGCTCGACGATACGACGGCGCACGAAGGCCTCGATATCCACGCTGCTGTCCTGCAGCAGCTCGATCGGCACAGTGATGATCTTCGAGCTGTACTTGAAGACGTTGAGGCCCACGGTGCCGAAGCTGGTGTCCAGGTTACTGGCCTGGGTGTTCTCCGCGAGGATCTCGCCCACCTCGGAGGTACCGTCCGTGGACGGGAAGCTCATGGGGTTACCGGTCGCTGTGGCCAGCACCTCGGCCACACTGCGCATGCCACCGAAGTCCTTGAGGGACTCGATCAGGCTGGCGCCGACCGTGGTCGGCACGGTGTAGCCACCCTCGGAGCCGGTGGTGGTGCTCATGGTGTTGAAGTACTTGGCCGCCTGTTCGGCGTTCATGCCCTTCTCGCCACGGCGCATCCAGGTGTCGAAGATGCCGATCTCGCTGAGCAGGTCTTCGGTGTCACGCTTGCCACCCTTCTTCGGGTCGCGGTTTTCGATGCGCTGCTCGGCTTCCAGGTCCAGCACCTTCTGGTGGCGCTCGATGGACTTGTCGAGATCGGTGATCTCGCCGGTCAGCTGGTTGTATTTGGCGTCGTCCTCCGCCGTCCATTTCTTGTCCTTGGTTTCGTCGAGCAGTTTGCGCGCCTCGATGGCCAGACCAGTGCGGCGCTCACGGAGTGCTTGGATAGACATTCACTTATCTCCAGGTATGAAAAAGCCCGCTCAGGGCGGGCTTGGGTACGCGACGGGCGGGAGCGCCTACGCTGCGATCTTTTCCAGCAGGGACAGGCGGCGCTCAAGCGCCTCCCGGTCTACTTGGGGTTCGGGTTCTTCGGGATCGGTCAGGGCCTTCGGGGCATTGCCGTAAGCCGCCAGGTTCCAGTGGTTCTTGGCCGCCTTCTTGTCCTCCGCGATGCGATCGACGAAGCCTTCGGCGAGCGCTTCCTCGGCGGTCATCCAGGTAGTGGCCGCCATCAGCTTGGCGATCTCCTCGGCGGACTTGCCGGTTTTCTGCTCGTAGTCCGCGCTGATGCTGGCATCCACCTTGTCCAGCAGGTCAGCGGCAGAGCGGAACTCGCTGGCGTTGCCCATCTGGATGGTCCAGGCGTTGTGGATCATGAAGAAGCCACCCGCCGCAATCTCCACCTCATCTGCCGCCAGTGCGACATAGGTGGCGGCGGACACGGCCTGGCCGTCGATGTGAGCGATGACCTTGGCGCTGTGCTGCTTGAGGGCGGTCGCCATTGCGCGAGCCTCGAACACGTCGCCACCCGGCGAATTGATGCGCAGATGGATCACCTCGACATCGAGCGCGGTGAGCTGCATCACGAAGTCCTTGGCCGCCACGCCGCCATACCAGTCTTCGCCAATGATGTCGTAGATGTAGATGGTGGCCTCGCCGCCTTCGTTGACGATGCGGAAGTCGCGCTTGGCCTTCTGGTTACTCTGGAACAGCTGGAGAAGTTTCATTCTTCGCGGCCTTTTGAGTCTGGAAAACAACCTTGTCGCCACCCTCGATGGGCGGCAGGTTCTTGATGCGGCGCACTTCGTTGACCGTCATCCAGCCCTGTGCACCTGGGCCGCCCAGGCCCTTGCCGAGCACTTCTGCCTCGGTCTTCGAGTCACCGGCCAGCAGCCCCTCGCGGTTGTACTCGGTGAAGTACTTGCCGCTGCGCGGCCATAGCTTGCGGTTCAGCTCCTGCTCGATCCGCCGCAGGTGCGGGCCGAGCGTGTAGCGAACGAAGCCGATGGACATCTGCTCGATGCCGCTGCCCCAACTGGTGGAGGCCGAGGTCTCACCGATCATGTGCGGTGGCACACCGAAGGCCCGGGCGATCTCGATCACCTGGAACTTGCGCGTCTCCAACAGCTGGGCATCCTCGGCGCTCAGGCTTACCGCCTCTGCCTTGCCGCCGTTGACCAGCAGTAGCGGCCGGTGCCGCTTGCCCTGCCCCACATAGCGCTCGTCGAACTGACTACGCAGTTCGCCCTGCTGGGCCTCGGTCGGCGCTACGCCCTGCGGGTAGGTGATCACCACGCTGGGCGTGGCACCGTTGGCGAAGAACTCACCGCTGTATTGATCTGCAGCCAGGGCCGTGCCGACCGCCTGGCGGGCGGCATAGCGAATCACCGACTCGCCGCGAACACCATCGAAGCCATACCCAGGGAAGTGCAACACGTCATCCTGGTCCAGCCCATAGGGCTTGGTGCCGTCATAGATGAAGTAGGCCAGACGCCCGTCGCGTACCTCGGGCTGAACGCACTCCCGCGGCAACGGCATGAAGCCGGTCGGCACACCCGCGCGGTTGCGCAGAATCTGCGTGATGCCATCGCCGCGCATCAGCAGCGAGCTGCCCATCCACTCCCACCAGGAACAGGCCGTGATGGTCGGATACGGAGACTCATTGAGCATCCACCAGTAGTCGTGGTCGATGGCCTCGCGGCTCCCGTTACGCCGCTCGTAGATCGGCAGCGGCAGCAGAGCGATGGCACCCGCGATCAGGCGAGCGCACGCATACACCGCGGCACTGCGTTTGGCTGATTCGCTGGTGACAGCCACAGCGGCGGACGTGGGCACCGCGCCGAACAACTCGGCCCACTGCTCGCGGCCCATGTCGTTCCAGCTGTTGGCCTGGTTGCGCAGCTGGCCAAGCTCTTCGCGCATGCTGGCCAGCTCTTGCTCCAGCCGCTTTGCTTTCCCGAAACCTAGCATCAGAGCACCATGAATATCTCGTTGATCGTCTCCGGCTGCGGCATATCAGCCGCGCCGAAGGCCATCGCCAGCGCCACAACGCCGTCGATGCGGCCGGTGCTTTTCCGCTTGGCGAAGATGCGGTTGTCTTTCTGGTCGGCCTCCAGTACCGCGCTGGCTGCGTTCCAGCGCAGGCAGGGGTTGGCCATGATCTCCAGGGTTCGCTCGGTGAGCGCCTTCTCCATCACCTCGATGGAGCGCGGCATCCACAGCCCAGACTCGCTGGCCTTGTAGTAGCCCTGGCCGTGCGAGATGAGCGGTACCGCGATGCCCTCGGCATCCAGTTCGGGCTGGAAGTACTTGATGCGGTAAGGGTCGAAGGCAACCGCCTCGATCTTGAACCGCACAGCCAACTCACCCAGGCGAATGGCCACAGCCGCGTAGTCGACCGCCATGCCCTCCGGCGCGTGGATGTACCCCTCACGCAGCCACACGTCATACGGCACCTTGTCGGTGCGCACCCGATCATGCAGCGAAGTCTTGGGCGTCCAGAACTCCACCAGGGCGCGCCGCAAGCGCGGGAAGTACAGGGCCAGCGCCGTCAGGTCGCGGGAGCCGGATAGGTCAAGGCCGCCATAGCAAGGCTCGCCCATCGGCAGATCGTCCAGGCTGAACTGGCGCTCGCACCCCATCCACATCTCGGCGGATATCCAGGGATTGGCAGCATCCACCCACTGGCAGAAGTTGAGCCGGCGCACCGTCGACTCTTTCGCCGGCATGCCGTGGGCCTCGGTCACCTGCTCGCGCAGGTACTTGTAGCCAGGCACACCACCGTTCTTGTCACCTTTCTTGCCGTAGGCAAGGCTCGGGTTGACCTTGGGCCAGCAGTCTTCGCTCTTGAATGGATCGTCGCCCTCATCGAGGGAGCAGACGAAGGCGAAGAAGGCGTCGTCGAGCTTGGCCTCCTTGCACACCGCAATGCCGTACTCGTGGTACTCGTAGCAGATGGTGGTGCGATCGTGCCCGCTGTTCGTGATCATCACGATCAGCGCCTGGCGCCGGCTCTTCGTGCCGGCCCGCATCATGTCCACCACCATGCGGGTCTTGTGCTCGTGGATCTCGTCGAGCAGCGCCACGTGCGGGCGCGGGCCTGACTGGCCGTCGTCAGCGCTGATCGGCCGGAAGAAGCTGCCGGAGCCGTGATGCGCCAGGTTCCACACCTTCTCGCCCCGGCCTGATTTCTCAATGCGCTCAGCCAGGATCGGCGACTGGTCGACCATCGCCACGGCGTCCCGGAACAGGATCATGGCCTGGTCTTTCTTCGTCGCTGCCGCGTACACCTCGGCCCGCGCTTCGCCGTCTGCCACAAGGCCGTACAGGCCGATAGCCGCAGCCAGCGGCGACTTGCCGGAGCCCTTCGCCGTCTCGATGTAGGCGGTACGGAATCGGCGCCAGCCGTCCTTCGTCTTCCAGCCGAACAGCGAGCCGATGATGAAGGCCTGCCAAGGGTGCAGCAGGAACGGCTCTCCCTCGAACTCCCCGCCATTCAGGCAGAGCACTTCTTCGCAGAAACCAATGGCGCGGTTCGCCGCCTCCACATCCCACACCAGGCCGCGCTTGGCGCCGTGCTTCAGGTCATTGAGGTGCCGCTGGCCGGCGTTGCGGATATCAGGCCCGGCAACGATCTTCCGGGCGACCACAGCCTTGGCAAACGCAGTGACGCGATCAACTGAAGTACTTGTCTGCGATCTGCTTTTGCTCATTGGGGAACAGCTCACCTTGTGGGGCCGGCGCCTTCAGCGTCCTCCGGGCCATAGGCGAGAAGCCGAACTTGGCTCCGGCAGCATCGGCGCGGCGCTCCGCGTCATTGCGCAACTTGCGCCAGACCGACAGGTCCTTGGCGCCCGTCCGGTAGGTTTGGACGTCGCCGCCACCCGGGCTGGCCAGGCTGGCGTTCTTCTCCTGGATCATCAGGGTCCAGCGACGGTAGTCGGAGACAGCCTCGCAGTACTGCGCCAGCACCTGGCGATCGAGTACAGAGATCAGCCCCAGCTTCAGCAGGTCTGGAACCACCCTGTTCCACTCAGCTACCGCATCCTCGTCGAGCCAGTCCGGCATATCCGGAGCGGCGACAGGAATGGGCGGCTGGGTAGCTTCGCGCAGCAGCTCCTTCGCGTTCTTCTTGCTGCGGTTGCCGCTGACCAGGTGAACCACTGCAGGCTTTGCAGGGCGGCCCGAATTTCCATTACCAGCCATGAACCACCTCAGATTTCACGTACCGCCACCTACTTCCGGAAAGGGGTACCCCCCCATTTTTCCCGGCTCTGCACAGAAAGGGGAACGGGCGGTCTAGAGCCGAAGGGCTGCAGACTTTCACCCACCCCCCTGGTGCCAGTGGTGCCCGGGTGCGGACGGGATCCCATCGACCGAGCAGCCAGCGCGGCCGGACCTCTCCAGTCGCTGCTTCCAGCTGTCGTGGCAGGGCTTGCAGAGGGACTGCCAGTTGGCCGAGTCCCAGAACAACTTCATGTCGCCGCGGTGCGGCGTCTTGTGGTCGACCACCGTGGCCGCAACAACTCGGCCTCGGCGCTGGCACTCAACACACAGGGGATGCTTGCGCAGGTAGCCGAGCCGAGCCTGCTGCCACTTGTATCCGTAGCCACGCTCAGTGCTGCTGCCCCGTTGCTCAGCTGCCATTCTCGATATCCGTCAGCTTGATGCGCAGCAGCCTGATGGCCAGCCGACGCACAGCCTCGACACCGAAGAAGCCGAGCGCGCCGCCGATGGCGACAGCCAGCCGGCCGAGCGGCGCCTCGAACTCGGGCCAGAAGAAGCCCAGCACCAGCGCCGCCAGTGCGGTACCGGCCACGGCCAGCACTCCGCAGAGCAGGCCTTCCAGCAGAATCCGCTGCCAAGCCTTCTCCTTTCGGTCGTACATCACCCGGAGCACCGCGATCACCATAGCCATGAGAAACCCCTGCACCGTCGGAGACGGCTGACCAAGCCATTCGAGGACCGCAGCCCACAGACCGG